TAGATAATGATTGGGACTGATAAAACAACCAGTGCAGATATTCTTCATATCACTGTTCTCAAAAGAGAAATCGATCGGCAACATGCTCTCGGACTTGTTGAAGAAGGCATAAACATTTTAGATTGGTTAAAGGAACGTATTGAAAACTTGGAAAACGGGAGAGGTTAATGTACCATTCTTTGCAGCAGCTTGTTGATAAAATCGAGATTATGCTCAATAAGGCAAAATCCTTAGAAGCAGAGCATATGTATAGGTCAAAGGAAGAAGTCCAATATAGGATTGATGATGTTCGTGCTCTCGCGGGCGATATTTATAATGATATAGGAGAAAATCGTAATGACTCGTGATCAGATGATTGAAGAGCTACATGCCGGGATTTGCACGGTTGTGTTTGATAAAGTAGATGGTACAGAGCGTACTATGAAATGTACTCTAATGGAAGGTGCTGTTCCCCCACGGACAACGGATAAATCCGATACTGAATATAGTATGAATGTTGTACGTGCTTGGGATATCGAAAATAAAGGTTGGCGTTCATTTAGAGTCGATAGGGTAAAAAGTTTCACATAGGGGATTTACATCCTATCATAAATAGTATAGTATATCTAGGAAAGGTAAAAACATGTTTAATGATCCTACATATCTTTTTCTTGCTGGGGTTTGTTTCTGTGCCTTTATGATAGGTAAAAACTTCGGAAGGTTAAGTCAGCAGACTATAATTGAAGCTACTGTGGATAGTCTTATTAATGAAGGTTATGTCAGAACGTATGTTAATGCAGACGGTGAAACTGAAATAATGAAAATTTGTGATGAAAGGAAATATAATGGCTGGAGCAAACGCACGTCGTCAGACGACTAGACGTCGGAAGAAAGCACCTTTACCACGCAAGCCTAGAACTGGTATTGGCGCAGCGCCTGACCATTCATGGGATGCATTTGCTGCTTATTTCCGAATGGATCTAGAACGCAAACATATAGCTAGTGTTCTCAGAAATTACATAAGATCTAATTATAAAGGCGAAGAGCAGAAGATTTTGCTTTCTGCACCAGACTACCTGTATACTGTAAAGTATGGACCTGCAGCATCGATTGCTTGGGAAGATATGAAAAAAGAGTTTCCGCCAAAGTGGAATCATAAACGTTGCGTAGAGGTATACATCGATGAAGTTCGAAATGCAGCAATGCGTAAGTTAGCTGAAAAGAATGACAGTGATGCTAAGGCAGCAAAGAAACCTGTTATATCTCCTATGGATCGGGTTAAGCGTATTACTTCAGAATTTATTGGTACAATAGACGAGGTAATTGACGATTGGCAGAATGCAAAAGACTTTAATATGTACAAAGAAATGCAACTTGCAGGATTAAGTATGTTTAGTGCTAAAGCGACATTCGATTACTATGTTCCTATAAAGGAAGAGATTGAAGAACTGGTAAGAGATAAGCCAGAGGATCTTGTTGAAGCATATTCTTATATGTCTGTACCCCAGAGAAAGAAATACCTGGCTTTCTTACAAGAAATTATTGAAGATATAAAAAGATATGCCCTTAGTAAGAAAGCTACAAGAAAGACTTCGGTTAAGCGTACAAAAACGGCAGACAAACAAGTTGCTAAGGTCAACTATTTAAAAGAGTCAGCCGAATTCAAACTTACTTCGATTAATCCGATACAGCTTGTTGGATCACGGAGATTATACACCTTCCATGTTAAAGAACGTATTATTACAGAATTTGTTACTCAGTCAGCTGCTGGATTTGAAATCTCGGGTACAACAATTAAGAATTTTGATAAGGTCAATTCAAGATCTATACGACTTCGTAAGCCAGAAGAAATGCTTGGTATATTCCAAACAGCTACCGTGAAACAAATCGATAAGTATTGGCGTACACTAACAACAAAGACTGTTGAACCTACTGGCAGAATAAACAAGGATATGGTACTCCTAAGAGTAAGTGATTCTTAATGAAAGATCTTTATATTAAAAGAAGGGCACTAAGTGAAGATACACTATTAGATCTTATTGACGAAATCCCAGATTTTAAAACGCATAAAGCTTCTGTTGCGCGCGGCAATGGAAGTACTATCGATACCTCATATAGATCTACTTTAGTAACCGCTATGAATATTCCTGAATGGGCAAACATTTATAGTGAACTTCTTCCTATGGCTGAAGAGTTTTATCCTAATGAAAGTATGAAGATAAAAGAACTTCAGTATCTTCATTATGGTCCTGGGGATCATTTTAAAAAGCATAATGATCAGATCAGAAAAGGCGATAAAAAAGATTGGAGGATATTAACTTCTGTAACTTTATTATCAGAGTCTGATGACCTTATAGGCGGAGACTTAGTACTATTCAGAAGTAAAGAGGATAAAGAAATTATCAATCCGAAGCTAGAGGTTGGTGAGAGTATAATGTTTAGTTCAGAAACTTTCCATCAGGTTATGCCAGTAGAAAAAGGAACAAGAGAGTCTTTGATTACATGGTTTTATTTAAAATAATAAAGGAATATTATGGGCGATTTTCTCAATAGAGCAGAGTTTACCAAGCTTGTAGAAAAAGCAGTACGTGACGATCATATGACTTATATGGATGCAGTACTCAATATCTGTGATAAGAATAGTATTGATCCTGAAGATGTAAAGAAATTTATCGGGGCACAACTACAGTCAAAGCTTGAGGTTGAAGCAATGGATCTAAATCTACTACCAAAAAAGGCAACATTAGATTTTGGATAAATTCTATATTACAGGAACACGTAGAGGTCTAGGTAAAGCTTTATCAGAAAAATATAATTGTATCGATAAACTTGAAGACTGTGATATTTTTATTAATTGTAAACATGACGGTTTCAGTCAGGTAAGACTTCTATATCATGCTGCAAATCTTAATAAGCGTATTATTAATATAGGATCTAATTCATCAGATGGTATAAAAAGAAGACCGCATCCATATGCAATAGAAAAATTTGCTCTTGATAAAGCAAACGAACAACTGTTCTATAGTGGTATTAATACAACTATTGTTCGGTTCGGATATTTTGATAGTCCGAGAGTTGAACAGGTAAAAGAAAATAAAATGTCAATTGATTACTGTGTATCGGTTATCGATTGGATACTACAACAAACCCACAGGGTAAAAGAAATAACAATTACCCCTAAATAGGGATATACAAACGCATAAATATGCGGTATAATAATTCAGTAATATTTCAGACATACGAGGAAAATATAATGTCATTCGCAGAACTTAAACGCAAATCCACCTCTATCGACAAACTAGTTAACGCAGCACAGTCTGTCGGTGGCGGCGAAAAAAACTCCTATAAAGACGAACGAATGTGGAAGCCAACTGTCGATAAGATGGGTAATGGTTATGCTGTTATCCGATTCTTGCCGGCAGCAGAAGGTCAAGAACTTCCGTGGGTTCGTTACTGGGATCATGGATTTAAAGGTCCAACTGGTAAATGGTATATCGAACGTTCTCTTACATCGATTGGTCAAGATGATCCGGTTGGTGAAATGAACTCTAAACTTTGGAACTCAGGTATTGATGCAGATAAAGAAACAGCACGTACTCAGAAACGTCGACTTCATTATGTATCAAATGTATTAGTAGTTTCAGATCCAGCTAATCCCGAAAATGAAGGCAAGGTCTTCATGTATCAGTATGGCAAAAAGATCTTTGATAAGATTATGGATGCTATGCAACCACAATATGCAGATGAAACGCCTATGAATCCATTCGATTTCTGGGCAGGCGGAAGCTTCAAGATTAAGATCCGTAAGGTAGATGGTTGGGTAAACTACGATAAGTCAGAGTTCGATTCCCCATCAGTACTATCAGACGATGATACTTATCTTGAAGGTATTTACAATTCGATGCATGATCTTGCAGAAGAATTTACTAGTCCAAACAAGTATAAATCTTACGCTGAATTAAAAACAAAGCTTGAGAATGTACTTGGTACCGTATCACCAATGAGTGTACGTGATGAGATTTCACTTGGTAACGAAGCACCAGCTTCAACACCGCGTGAAATGCCAGCACAAAGTATTTCAGAACTTGATACACTATCATCGTCCGAAGGAAAAAAGGATGATGAAGATGATACGATGAGCTACTTTGCTAAGTTAGCTCAAGAAGGTTAAGGTAAGCCAACCCCGTATGGGCCTAGTCGCTGAATAAGATTCGGACGAAAGTTGGTGCAACAACAAAGGAGAAAATTATATTTGGTTTCGACTAGGTATAATGGGGATTAGGGAGCTTCGGCTCCCTTTTCTTTATGGTGCTGCATCGCTAAAGGCAAATCTTGAAATACCACCAGCCGAAAGATCTTTAGCTGGTGTTGACTTATCCATAATTAATCCCATTGAATTTTGGATTTGCTGTGTTGTTTTAACCGACGAATCTGATACAACAATTGGTGATGACGCAGTTGCTGCGACTGGTGAGGCTAAATCTTCG